TCAGATGAAGGATTATCGTTAATTAAAAAGTTTGAGGGTTGTCCGACAAAAGGTGGTCTTGCAGTTCCTTACAAGTGTCAAGCAGGTGTACTAACTATAGGTTATGGGCACACTAGAACTGTTAAACCACATGACAAATGGACAATGGAACACGCAAGTTATATTTTAAAAGAAGAAATAGAAGAAGAATATGAGCCTTATGTAAATGATCTTGTTACAGTTCCATTGCATCAAAACCAGTTTGATGCTTTAGTGGCATGGGTATTTAATCTTGGGCCCACAAATTTTAAAAACAGCACCATGATTCAAGTTCTTAACCAAGCAGACTATGATGGCGTACCTTATCAGATGAAAAGATGGAACAAAGTTAATGGTCAAGTCAGTGATGGTTTGATTCGCAGACGAGAAGCCGAAGCATTATTGTTTGAGGGTAAAAGTTGGGAACATATTTAGATGGCTCTAAGCAAGACACAGAACAAAAGGCTTGGAGTGATACTAAGTGTTATGTTCAAGGAAGAAACGCCACAGGAGCTACTACAGGAAGTCCTAGAGCATGGTTTTGTAGAGAAAGTTGATAATACTTTTCAACTCACAGATAAAGGCATTGATGAAAAAAACCGACTCTGCACTTTGTCGGGACTTAATATTAAATACTCTAGCGAAAAATAAACTAAATCCAGTCATTTCCCTCATACCATCCAACAAGGCTGAATCTCTCACCCTTAGTTACCTTAGTAACTCTATGATAAAGAAAAGACGGAAAAACTAAGATAGTTCCTTTCTCTCTTAGCTTCTTTTTATCTAGCTTGCCTATATCTTTGCTAAACTCAAAGTCCCCACCAACATAATCTATGCTGTCAGAAAGTTGCACTGTAATACTTAACTTTCTTTGTGATCTATTATCTTGAATATTAGAGTCCATGTGGTAGTCATAAAAATCACCTGCACTATACTTAGCTACTTGGAATTCTTGAAAACCATTTAAACTAACACCAAAACATTCACGATTAGCCATAGTAATATATTTGCCAATTATCCTATCAAGATAAATACCATTTTCAGAATCAAAAGGACAAGGCAATACATTAGAAGATCGTATTGATTTATCTATGTTGGCAACATTGCCAATCTCAGCTTTTTTAACATTACCCTCTGCAAACAAAAGCTTAATGGCTTCACAATGTTCTTCACTGAGTTCTGCTTGCCAAGAATAGCAGTAAGTGTTCATCAGCTTCTATTTCTAAATATATATATAAGTGCTAATAATCTGTTTACTGGCAAGTGTTGTAAATGTTTAGGTATTTCTATTCCGTTTATGATCATAGCCACTCATCATCTATTTGTTTAGTTGCATTAGACCTATTTAGATCGCCAAAAAGTTGCAACATATCTTCCCACTGTTCATCAGTGTCATACTGTTTATTTGTAATGTAATAATAAATCGCTTTTTTAATGTTTACATGATCTTTTCCAGTTAAATAGAAAAGACCTTTTTCAAATTTAATATCCATTTCATCTTTTTTTCTCATGATCAACCCTCTCTTGGTCCAAGTTTAAGTTTTGAGAAATGACAACCAATAAATCCATGTATGTCATTATCAAAGTCATGTATAACAGTGAATGAATCATTGTCGCGTTCTAGTCTTTGTTTAAACTTTTTAATTAGTTGCCCAGTTTTTTTATCTTCTATATCTATAGAAATGTTTACATCAAAGTAATCACCAACATATGTTGAATCAGCCATATTTATCTCCTATTTATTTATAAATTTTAATATTTCAATATCAGCTAAAATCGCATTAGCTATAACTAAGATTGCAAAAGAAAATAAAACTATTAAAACAATGAAAGCTATACCTGCCCACTTCATTTCTTTAGCTATTTCTTTTTCAAATATTTTATTCATTATCATTGCCCCATTTACAATTAACAATATCCTCTAACTCATGTGCCGTTCCGTCATTGACTATAAAATCAATAACAATCCAAGCCATTAACCATATTGCTACAGGCAATATTAACCAAAATATATAACTCATAGTTTCCCCCTATCAAAAAAATTTTCTATCAACATTGCTATTCTTGGGTTGATCTTTGCGTGTCCGTTCTCAAATCTAGCAATCATACTTCTATTTGGCTCACCATTAATTGTATAGCCTAGATACTTAGCTAACTCTAATTGTGTAACACCTGCCCCAACTCTTTTTTCCCGTAACTCACTACCACTCATGCTTTACTCCTATTTACTATTTCATAATCTTTGGTAACTAGACCAACATCTTTGTTACCCCTAAAGTGTGCTTTAACGAAAGTAATCTTGCCATCAGAATATTGTCTGATGTGCTTTCTTACTGCATGGAAGGCACGACTTCCACTTTCACCTGTGCTGTCATTGTTTTTAGAATCATTAGCACCATATAAATCTAGTTTTAAAACCTTATGCTCATACTTAGGTTTGTTCATAAGTTCGCTTGCAGAGTATCTCCTAGCAAACGGTACTTTGCTTGCATTTGCAGGAGTTATCCCCAAGACATCTTGCTTGTTAACAATTTGTGGGTAAGTCAACATTAGAATCAAAGAGAAGTGTGTAGATATTAAACTGTTGACCATAGCATTAAGGGTTGGGTTATTGTACATACCACCATCATGCTCTGCATTTGTATCGGTGTATTTTGCAAACGGAGTCTCCTCATCTACCCAAAAGGTATATCCATCACCATCTTCTCTATAAGAAAAATGATAATCATTAGGGTCAAAATAAAATTTATTTGTATCTCTTAAATATAAACTTATATTGCCCTTATACATTGGTTGACCGTGATCATCATTCCAACCTAAATCCTCAATGTAGGCATTTTGTACCACTTTTTGTATTGATGTTTTACCAGTGGACTCATATTCCAACTCTGCTTCTGCTTCCATCTGTATAAAAGTAGATTGAAAAGGCAAAAACATTTCAATGTCTGCGGTAAGTTTTTTTATCTCATCTTCACTCAAGTTATGATCTTTACCTGCATAGGGCAGATAGAACTTCATTGCTTGTTGAATCCGATTTGCATGAGACTTAAGATGGTCATGCATCATTTTTGCGGGCATTCTTTCTTCTCTTATAAAATCAGCACCCATGACATGTGCAGGTTGAATAAAAGTTTTTCTCCACTTTTCCTCGTCATTCCAAAAAAGCACATGGCTGTGTAGAAGTTTTTGTAATACTGAATTATCCATTGAACCATGCCTCTCTCATTTTAAGAACAACCTGTATTTGTTTTTGCGAAAGATAACCTTTGTATTTAATCTGTGTGTGTAACGAATGTAAAAATTTATTACTTGATTCATGCTTGGCAATGAAATCATAAATTTCTTTACCGTACCTTTCACCCCATACAAAATCTTGTATTCGTTGATTTACTAAGTTTGTCATAATATTTCCTATCAATTTATTGTAGGGTTATTTTAACAACTTATATTATTATTGCAACCCTAGAAAGGTAGATCATCGTCAACATCTTCATTCAAAACAAAATCACAACCAGTTTCAAAATAAATCTTTGCCCATTCTTGCCCAAAAGTTGCAGGCAATCCGTAATGTTCAAAGAACTTGAATTCATTGCCAAACTTTGTGTGCAATTCACTATGATGCTTGTTGCATAAAGGTATACATTCGGAGTCATGGCTTTTTAATCCCCAACCCCTAAAACCACTTGCAGGTTTTAACAAATGATGTGCTTCTATTATATTGCTATGCGTATAGAAACCCCCCTTTTGTATAAGACACGGCAGGGTTCTTATAAATGCTAAATGCTTTTGATTTTTGTATCTTTTAGCCATTTCTACCTAAAATAACAAAAAACAAGGCTCAGAGGTAGCTTCTAAGAGCATCTTTGGATGTGGTTAATGGTTTAGCATTAACGAAGTTATCACTAAAACGGCACTTTTTCAGTATTAGCCGTAGAGTTATCTAAGCGTAAACTACAACTTGTATATGGTGCGCCACCTTTTGATTCTTTTTTCCAACCACCAAACTTATAAACCGTACCGTCAATAGTCACCTTTCCACCTATGTCGGGAGAAGTTGGTTTCATTTTTTCTTCTTCCGTATTGGTATGGACTAAGCCAACAGACATCATAAGTTCATATTTAGAATCACCTTTGTCATTTTTGCTTTCTACAATAGCTACATATTTTTTTTCACCGTTAATAGTAAGACTACCTTTTCTATGAATTACCGCATTATTTTCATGCCATAAAAAACCTTGCAACTCATTATCATATTCTTTCTGATCGTTCATATTGTTTCTATCCTATTTAATTTGTATTGATAGCCTTTGCCATTATCAATCCTTTTTTTAATTACAACCTCATCAACCATTGATAACCCATATTTGAGTCTTGCAGGTTCTTTTCGCAAATTTCTTATTGATGCAGATATGGTGGGTTCACCATAAAACTTTCCAGTGTTTTCTTTGATCATGGATTGCAGTTCCCAAAAAGTCCACCAACCCCCTTTGTTCATACAAAGAAAAACACAATCATCTAATGTTAAATGTTTTTTTTTCATGACTCTTTTTTGGTATGCATATCAATAAGAGTATTGTAAGAATCTTTAAGCGTTTGATCTTTGTCTGCAATAGAGTTATATGCTTTCTCAATTTCTTCACTATTGTTTTCAAACATTGTCTGTTTAATTTTCTCATCATCTACTTTACCCCAAGCATTTCTGAGTGCTTGTATATAATCAGCAGGAGTCATAAAAGCATTGATCGGTACATTCTTTTCATTTCTAAAAACAAAACCACTTTTCATTTTCTTTTCATTGTATGAGTCAGTGGCACTATTACCATCATCATCAAAACCTGTTTCTTCTACCTTTACACCCGAGCCAATACCACAAGCCATAGCAAGACTATATCTTCTTGCATAGGTTAAAGCACTACCGTAACCCTGTGGGTCTTGTTTGTCAGCAGGCACATGAAGTTTACCTGTACACACTTCACCACCATGCCCATAGAAAACAGTTTCAATACAAACACCAGTATCATTAAGGTCTGATTTTTGCACAAACAATATCCCGTGATCTAACAGGGGTTGTTTGACTGCTTCTATTACACTTTCAAGAGTTGCATAGTTGCTCTTAAAATAAGGGTTCTTTGCATCCTTATGTGCATTGTCTATTTCGTTTTGTGCTTTTACCAAAGCGTTAATTAAGTTATCGTTCATTTTATCCTCTCTCAAAAAATAATTTATTAGCACCAATGATTTCATTAGTACCCCATTGATTAGTAAAATCTTCATTTGATATGTCGGGTTCAAGACAAGACAAATAACACACCTCACTAATATCGCTAGACAATGAAAGTAATCTCATCATCTTGTTAGCAATTCTTTTAATCTCTATCCAATTTTGATCTACATCTACAACCTCAAAACTATGTAATTCTTTTTTAGTTTTAGGCACATAAATGCAATCAACTACTGGCGTTACACCTGTAGCTTTTGCATAAAATGATAGTTGATATTGATAATCTTTTTTGGGTTTTGGTTTTATACCTGTGGTTTTAATATCTCTTACGCAATCTTCATATAATAAATCTATGTACCCAATCATAGGAATGGGAAGATCATCAATTTGATGCTCTACCCGTTTCTGTGCATCAACTGGTACACCAAATGATCTAAACAATGGCAAAACTGCTTCTATAGTATCTTTAGTCATTTCTCTTTTTTTAGCACAAGCATCAAAGTCATATTCTGCTTTTTCTTTTTTTATTCCTGAATAAATTTTTTCATACTCAGAATTTACAACATCAATACATTCTTGTATTGGTGCATCGTGATTAAAGCAACCGTGTGTAACTCCTTGCTCTATACAAGTGCCATAACTCATAGCAGGGGAGTAGAATCTGTCTCTGTAACCTGCAATATTGACCAACCATTTAGCAGGATTTTTTCTGAACTTATTGATTGATGTTGGGCTAAAATATTCAACACCATGATCTTCAAACGGATTATTTTTCATACTATCTTCCTCAAAATATGAAGCCATTATGACACAAAATGGGTTTCAATCAACCCCTTTTGTGCTAGACTGGATTTATGAAAATAAACGAATGGCTAAAAAAAGAACAATTAACACATTCAGAGTTCTTAGAAATATGCAGTGAGAATGGCATGAACATTTCTCATAGTGCATTAGCAAAATGGTGTCGTGGTCACCGTATACCTAGAGAACAAGAAATGAAAACATTATATATTTCTACTAATGGCGAAGTAACTGCAAACGATTTTTATAATTTGCCTATTGCACAATAAATACAATTGGTACAAAATGTGCCAATGAGTATACAAGCCCTTTCATGGTCAATTAAACAAAATTGCGACACACCCACCACTAAATGCCTACTAATATTATTAGCTAACTATGCTGATGAAAACCACAGTTGTTATCCAAGTGAAAAACATTTAGGAAAACTTGTAGGTGTATCAGATCGCACAATCCGTAGATCGTTAAAATATTTACAAGAAAATAATTTTTTAAGCATCAAGCATAGGATTGGAACAAGCAACAGATATTATCTTAGTGTGGACATAGATGTCCTACCCCTACGGACACCCACGACCACTAATACTAAAGAAGATACTAAAGATAAATATAGTGTGGATTTTGAAAAGTTTTGGAAAGTATATCCAAGAAAAATTAATAAATATGCAACCATGCAAAAATTTAAAGTAGTAGTAAAAACTTATGACTTTAATCAATTAATGAAAGCTACTATCATCTTTGCACAAAAGGTAAAAAATGAAAATACAGAGGAAAGGTTCATTCCACATGGTTCAACATGGTTATCACAAAAAAGATTTATTGATTTTGAAAATTACAAACAAATCAAAAAGAACAGTCTCAACAACATTGCAGGATAAATATTATGAATATAGAAAGTAAATTAGCTGAAAATGGTATAAAAATAAAAACAACTAAATATGGAAATCAGAAAACAAAATGTCCACAATGCCAACCACCACATGATTCACATGACACCCCATTGTCAGTAAGTATTAATGATGAGGGCGCAGTATGGTTATGCCATCACTGTGAATGGAAAGGTGGGACTGGTACAAATAGTTATACACAAAATAACTATGTCAAAAAACCACTGTATGTCCGACCTAGTACACCAAATGAACCTAACAAAACAGAAAGTATGTATAGCTTCTTTGCAAAGCGTGGCATACATAAAGAAACAGTTGATGCCCTTGATTTATATGTAGAGGGTAGTTGGTTAGCTTTTCCATATCTCAATGAAAACAATGAAGTAGTAAATATTAAATACAGAACAAGAGATAAAAAATTTAAACAGTCACCCAATGCAGAAAGAACTTTGTTTAATTATCAAAATGCCAAAGACACAGATTCTATAATATTCGTAGAAGGTGAAATGGATGTCCTTTCATTGTATGAGGTTGGTTTTACCAATGCAGTTTCTTTACCCGATGGTGCACCAAAAGAAGCGAAATTCAAAAAAGACGATGCTAGATTTAAGGCATTAGAAAATTGCCCACTGAAAGCAACCAACATAATAATATTTACAGACAATGATCAAGCAGGAAAAAGCTTGCATGATGAACTACTGCATAGATTCGGAAAAGATGTTTGTTGGTATGTACAAATACCAAATGACTGCAAAGATGCAAATGATGTTCTACTCAAACATGGTACTGAAAAACTTAAGCAGATCATAGATCAAGCAGTGCCATATCCTGTGGATGGTTTGTACACTGCAAACCAATATTCGGGAAGTGTCATTGATCTCTACAATGGCAATTATGTAAAACCTGTTGAGGTTGGTTATCCAAGCTTAGATGAAATATACAAAATTATGAAAGGTACATTTCATTGTATTACTGGAGTACCCAATCATGGTAAGTCATATTTCTTAGATCAAATGTTAATTAAACTAGCACAATCACAACAATGGTCATTTGCTCTTTTTTCACCCGAACACAGTACTTCAATGCACATTAGAAGAATGGTTCAAATGTACAATGAAAAACCTTTTGACATAGGTGAAGAAAATAGAATGACAAAATATGAATTAGAACAAGCTATGGAGTGGTTGCACAATCATTTCTATTTTATAGAAACACAAGACACCGTACCCAACATTGATTACATACTAGAGATTGCAAAAGCAAGCGTACTTAAATATGGCATCAATGGTATTGTCATTGACCCTTATAATGAAGTGAGTGCAGTTAGACAAGGCAATCAAAGAGAGGACGAACACATAAGAGATTTTATATCTAAATGCAAAAGGTTTGCCCGTGTACATGACATAGTTGTTTGGGTTGTTGCACATCCAACAAAATTACAAAAAAATAATGACGGTGGTTATTCTGCTCCGTCTTCATATGACATAAGTGGTGCAAGTCATTGGTCAAACCAATCTGATTGTATTCTTACAATTCATAGAGATTTTGACGAAAACACAACACAGGTTTTAACAAGAAAGATCAGAGAACAAGACCTGTATGGAAAGATAGGCTCTGCAACATTCAAGTTTGATACAAGATCAAGAGTGTTCAAAGAATATCGTATAACTACAGATTTTGAGATACCCCAAGAATGGGGAAACACCTAGAAAGCCTATAACTTCGTTAAGGGTTTACCATAGGCAAAGCACTTATCTTCTTTCTGACGGCTTGTCAGACACTCAAATTCTGCTATTATTAACCCAATATGGACATAGTGCTAAAAAAAGTAGATGAACTGATACCTTACTTTCAAAATCCTAGAGTTATATCAGATCAAGCTGTAACAGAAGTTGCCAAGTCTTTTTCCAATCACGGAATACAACAAGTAATCTGCATAGATGAGAATGATGTAATAGTTGCAGGACACACAAGATTATTAGCTGCAAAAAAACTAGGCATTAAAGAATTGCCTTGTACTATCTACAAAGGAAACCCCGAAGAAATTAATGCCTACCGATTAGCCGATAATAAGGTCGGAGAATTTTCACAATGGGAACAAGATTTCTTAAACAAAGAATTAGATGAACTAAAAAGTCTAGGTGTTGAAGTAGCAGGTTTTAATTTTGATGAAAATATAAAATTTACTGAGTCTTTAGATGATATGATTGATGATGAAGTTGCTATGGATTCTGTTGGTTATTCTGCAAGTGATCTTACCAATCAAGTCCCTTTGATGTTTTACTTTGAAACAGAGGAAAGAGATGAGGTCATGAACCTTCTTGAAAAAATTAGAGATGACAAAGAATTACAAACAAAATCAAATGCTTTTTTATATTTAGTGAGGAACTACAAATGATATTAATACCTAAACCAACACACGGTGAAATCATTGACATGACAGAAACAATGTATCCGACAATGATGATTTCAATATCTGATGATTTTGACTTAGAACCATTAGTAGGAAATATCTACGGGTTTGTAACCAAAGGTGCTTTTAAAATAAATACAGGCAATAAAAGAAGTTGGGAAGTTGTTGAGGGTGATTTCTTTTCACTAAAAACAAACATGGAAGAAATGTCAGAAGCTTTCTTACTGCAAGATGATTCACAAATGTTTTGGATAGTCAGATACGGATTTAGAGGCATAGACATGATTGGAGAAAGTGAAAAAAACGGTAGACTTTCTTACATTGATGGTTGTACAGACAGCTTGCTTGTAATGCCACCCCGTCTAGGGGACCCATGCCTGAACTATTTACATTTCCCAATGGGTATTGATCAAACACAACATCTACACCCAAGCATTAGGATGGGTATAGTAATAGGTGGTAAAGGAGAAGCATTCCAAAAACCTGACGGTAAACAAAAAGGATGGGAAGAGGATTTATCAAAAGGCATGATGTTTTGTTTAGAAGAGGGAGAAGTACATAGCTTTAGGACTGCAGAAAACTACATGGACATCATTGCTTATCACCCTGATTCAGACTTTGGGCCCACAGATATAGACCACCCTATGTTAAACAGAACCTATATAAATCACGGAAAAGGGTAGGTCTTTAGGTATTACTCACCCCAAGAAAAGCTCTTAGAAGCGATGTCAGAGGACTAAATTATGTCAAAAGTACATAAAAAAAAGGAAATAGAGAAAAATGTACATGAACTTGCACTGGAACGCATAAGACGAACTTATGATATTTTTGATAATGTCGTGGTTATGTTTAGTGGTGGCAAAGATTCTACAGTTTGTCTCAACCTTACATTAGAAGTTGCCAAAGAAAGAAACAAACTTCCCCTAGATGTTTATTTTTTTGATGAAGAAGCTATACCGTATGAAACTATAGATTATGTGAAGCGTGTAGCTGACCTGCCTGAAATAAAAATGAACTGGTTGTGCATTCCAGTCAAACATAGAAACGGTTGCTCAAGATCACAACCTTATTGGTATCCGTGGGCACCCGAAGATAAAGATAGATGGGTTCGTCCTATGCCTGGACATGATTGTGTTATTACTCATGACGATCTTGATTTTTTCCCATCAGAAGTAAGCAAAAGACCAACCGTACCTGAGTGTAATGGTTTGCTTTTCCCACCTCAGACATGGGGAGAAGTCGGAGTCATAATGGGAATAAGATCAGAAGAATCATTGACTAGGTATAGAACTATACTGCAAACAGGTGATGGTAAAAGATATGAAGATTATATTATTAGTTTGAAATCAAAAACTGCACTGGGTAATGTTTTTAAAGTTTGTCCTATTTATGACATGAAAACTGTAGATGTTTGGACATTACCGCAGAAATATAATTGGGATTACAACACCACATACGACATCCTAGAAAAACTAGGTCTGACACACTTGCAACAAAGGTGTGCTCCACCTTACGGTGAAGAACCAATGCGTGGTCTTTGGCAATACTCTGTTGCTTTTCCCGATATATGGGAAAAGATGCAAACAAGAGTTGCAGGTGCAGCAACAGCAGCAAGATACGCAAACACTGAACTATATGGTTTTGGAGGCCTTCCAGAAAAACCAAAAGATATGACATGGTTAGAGTTTGTCAAATATTATGTTGGCAAACATCCACAACCATACAGATCAGAAGTAGCAAAAAGAATACAAGAACAAATAGATGCACATTATCAAAAAACATCTGAACCTATTTTAAAAACACATCATTATATAACTGGTGTTGGTTGGGAGTATCTTCTTCGCATAGCAATGCGCGGAGATTATAAAGGTCGCAAACAACCATTATTTACAACAGACCCTAAGCAACAAGAATCACAAAAGAAAAAATATGAGGCAGAAAGATATGGGCAAGGATAAACAACCAATAAACAATATGCAGTGGGTTCATAGAGACAACCTTAAAGCAAATGATTACAACCCAAATAAAGTTGCACCAGTTGAACTAGAGCTTCTCAAAACAAGCATCACATTGTGTGGTTGGACACAACCAATAGTAGCAAGAGATAACGGTGAGATTGTGGATGGCTTTCATAGATGGACTGTATCTGCAGATGAAGATATATATGAAATGACTGATGGTTTTGTTCCTGTGGTTTACTTAAGCAAGCAGGTAGATAAAGCACAACAAATGGTTGCAACTATAGTTCATAACAGGGCAAGGGGTAATCACATGATCTTGTCTATGACTAACATTGTAAGGCAGATGCGTGATGAACATAAATATGATGATAAGAAAATACAAAAAATGTTAGGCATGGAACAAGAAGAAATAGACCGTCTTTATGATTTTGCACCTATGACTGAGAAAGGTAGTAGCAGTGAGTTTAGTAAAGGATGGGTTCCCGATACGAAAGAAAGGGAGTTTGATTAAGAAATTAAGGCTCTGACAGGCTCGTAGTTAAACGATTGAGGGTCTACCAATAGTAAACCCCCAACGAAGTTATAGGCTTTTACCCCCATTGTTTAGATCGCCACACATCATTTGCAAAGGCATTCTTAGACAATACATCCCTAGCACTAATAAGATGGGTAGGGTCTAAATTAAAATCCCTGTAACCCTGTCGTATAGTTTCATAGTACATTTGACTAGGTGAAGAATAGCCACTTCGGTTCATTCTATAAACTAGAACATCAGCAGTTTGCCCATAGTCCTCAGCAAGTTGATCGCTTAACTTAACTGTAAACCATTCTTTTCTATAAAGAGTTGGATAACCCTCAAATATATCTAAGCTTGCTTCACATATGTCTGTTATATCCCATATAGCACCGTGCAATGTTGCACCTTTTTTATGTTCTATATCAG